CGCGGAAGTTGCGGGAGGAGACATAAGAGGCACCTGAAGTCGTTGAGAGATCAAAGCCCGTGTCTGCATATTTAAATTTGTAAAGGCCTGTTTCACGTATCGGATTCTGCCATTTCGACCTGAACAACGATACTTGCTTTGGTATACGGGATCTTCCACGAGTAATGAGAGAACGTCGGGTTCTCGGACGATAAGATTTACGAGTTGAGCGGCGGACACGTCGCTTAATTGAGCTGCGTCTGACATAGGGCATAAATTGAGAAAATTAGCTATTTTTTTCACCCAAAAAAACATGGCGGAAAGTGAGACCAAAAAATTCAGAATTTCTAGTACCCGTTTTATGTTAACATACAAGACACATGTTGACAAGAAGAAGCTAATAGATTACCTGAACGGAATGTATGAAACGAGTTTCATACGAGCGGCCCACGAGAGCGCGGATGAGGGACACCCATACGAGCACACCCATGTCTTAATAGAATGGAAAATCCTACACAACGTCAAAGACTCTAGATGGGCTGATTATGAAGGAATACATCCCAATCTAACACCAAGCAAGTGCAAGAAGCACTTTAATACACAAAAACAATATATAGCTAAAGAAGATCCAGAGAACAAGGATCTACTATACCAAAAATCATTCGCAGAAGAAGTCTGGGAATGCAAAAACATACAAGAAGCGCTGACGAAGGCATCAGCAGGACAAATAACAGCAACAGTAGTATGCTGGAACCAAAGACCAATCAAGAACACACCTACTCCGGAACCTACATGGAGACCATGGCAAGAAAAACTCTTAAAAAGGTTAGAAGAAAAACCTGACAGAAGAATACCATGGATATTTGATGAAAAAGGAAACTCAGGAAAAACCTTCCTAGCAAGAGAAATGATTAAAAGAGGAGCAATGCTAATAACCCAAATGGGAGGAGCAAGAGACTGTGCAACAATAGTGCACAACTCCCTAAGAGATGGATGGGATGGAAAACTATGTATAATAGACCTACCCAGACAATGTCAAGACAAAGCAATATATGAACCCATTGAAATGATCAAAAATGGAATTATGACCACTACCAAATACTCTGGACAAACCAAGGTTTGGGATGCAGGTCATGTAGTGGTGATGGCTAACTGGCCACCAAAACCATTTCAATGGTCAGACGACAGATATGAAGTATGGGATTTGAGGAAGTGAAGAGGAGCGTCGACTTTTTATCCATACTCCAAAGTCGCCTCCGATTTCTATCTATCACTTCCTCAAACGTTGAGGAGAGTTACACTAACATTAGGGCGGGCCGGCTTCCGCCGGACCGCCAGTGTAACTCTCCTCTCCTATTGCGTACGCTATCGACCGAAATCTTCGGCGACAGCGGGGAGTACGCAAAAAAAGAGGATCAAAAAAGAAAACGAAAATGTTTCTTTTTCCCAGGACAGAGAGGACAGAGTAATAAAAAGTTTTAATGATGAAAATGAAAAATGATGCGATTTACTTTTTAAGATTCATCAGTCTTACCATTGCGACGAACACGGCAATAGTAAGTAATCCTCACATTAACAGTAACTGTTACCTCCTGAACTTCATCAAAGGAATCCGCTCTTACCAACCAATACCACTGCATAGATGGAAGCTGATCCATAAGCTGATCATAAGAAGCATCAGCAGCAGATATATTACGAATAACCCTTCTAGTACTAGCATAATTCTTAATATAGTTCTTACTACCAACACCAGAATTACTACCAATAGTCTTATAACGAGCACCAGGCATCAACATAAGATCAGCACGATCAGTAATATCCAAAGTAGCACTAGCAACATAAGGAATAACCATAACATTCAATGAATAAGCAGTTGAAGTTGGATAAACTTCAATAGATATCTTGGAAGCATAACAATTATAAGCTCCAAGATCATCACCAAATAGGGCGGCTATTTGGTCCCAACCATACGGTTGGACGCCGACACCGGTTGAATCGGGGTCATATGGACCATTGCCGCGGAAGTTGCGGGAGGAGACATAAGAGGCACCTGAAGTCGTTGAGAGATCAAAGCCCGTGTCTGCATATTTAAATTTGTAAAGGCCTGTTTCACGTATCGGATTCTGCCATTTCGACCT